AAAAGCGAATGTGTATGTATTGTTTATACAGATAATACCTTTGTATGGTGTACTGATTTTGAAGATATAAAAGTAGATAGACCAAAAAGAAGTATCACTTTAAAACACGTTACTAATGAATATGTAAACTTTGTCAATCCTACTTTTATAAATAGTCAAAAATTATTAGAGCAATTTAAAAAATAATTCCTTATATTTACACTTTCATAATAATTTTTGTTGGTTAATAGAGAAAGAGCGGTATAGAAATATATCGCTTTTTTATTTAGATTAATTCTAAATTTTAATCCATTGTTGTAGGTGTTATTTTTATAGTTAATTTTGTTAAAAATAATTAACCTATGACACCTGAATTAAAAAAAGAGTTAATAGAATTTCTTGAACTACTACAAACGAAATTCTTAAAACCGAAAGCAGAGGAACTAATTGAGAAACTAAAAAATTTATAGATATGATACAAGGAAAAGCAAAAGATGAGTTTGAGAAGTGGTTAATGAATGGTAACGATGGAGTTTCTAATTTTGGTAGAACTATTGAGTTAACACGTTTATATTTTTTATCATTAAAAGAAACTTGTCAACAAGCACTTATTATCGAGTGGTTTTCAACTTTAAAATATAAAGGTCAAGACTTTTGGCTATATGTATTTGAATTTTATTATGAGCAAAGAATTGATAGTATGACAATTTCAGATATAAACACCAAGTCAATAGAAAAAGCAGTAGAAATTTTTAACCAATTAAACAACTAATAAAAAAAGTAAAAAATGAAAACTAAAAAAATAATTTACGTACTATTTTTAATCGCTACGATTATATGTGCGACATCGTGCGGAGTTCGTAAAACTCAACAAACGAAAACCGATATAAATACTAAAGAGGTTGTAACTGATAATTCAGTAATTGAAACCAAAACAGATAGTAATTTAAAAGTAATCGATTGCACTTTTACAGATGAGGTCGAAATAATTCCAATTGACAACACTAAAGAAATTATAGTAAATGGAAAAGTATTTAAAAACGTTCGTTTAAAGAGTAAAAAAACTAAAAACAATGTAATTACTAACAAAGTTGAGAAAGTAGCTAAAAAGCAACAAAACGCTATTAAAACTAAAAGTAAAGCAAGTATAGAAGTAAAACAAAAAGAAACTGAAAGCAACAAAGGTAATTTTTGGAATTGGATTTGGTTAATCGTTATTTTAATCGGTGTTACTTGGTTTGTTCTGTGGAGTAGAAAAATAGTAAAGGATAAAGAAAAATTTGAGTTATGAAAGTAAATTGGTGTAAAATATTAGGGCATAAATTTGTACCTGTATTTCTTATTGGTTATTATGGTAAAAGAAAAGTAAAATTTATTGCAACAGAATGTGTTCGTTGTGGGTTTGGAGCAGATGATTTATCCGATACAATTCATAAAATGGATAATAACGTAGTTTGTTCTTATAATGAGGAATACTATAAATAATAAATATTAAACTTACCACCAAAAGCATCTTAACCGATGCTTTTTTTGTGCGTTGTTATTTGGAATTAATATAAATAACGCAATAACTATAAAATAATTATTAAAAAGTTTTTTTATTCGGAATGTAGTAGTATATTTGTACTCAGATAACAAAAAATAAAAACAAATATTATGACAACTCAAGAAATTTACAAATTAGCAAATGAAATTACAGAAAATCAATATAACAATTTAGTTAATTTATTTTCTAAAAAAGAAGAAGAGTCTTTAAATATATTAATAAGATTAGGAGATAGTAAAGAATTAGCTTTATGGACTATTATAGCAGAAAGATACAATAACGTAGAGATTAGTGAAATGTATAACATAGCTTACAAATCGTAAGCTATTAAAATTTGTAAATATGACACCAGAAAAAAAAGCAAAAGAATTAGTTGATAAATATAAGTTTTATTTAGGAAACGAAAAAGAAAATATAAAAGAGGCTAAAGATTTATCTTTAATTACGGTTGATGAAATTATAAATGCAAATCCTTCTTATGATGATTATGGGGGTGATGGATGGAAAATTATAGATAATACGGGATATTGGAAAGAAGTTAAACAAGAAATAAATAACCTTTAAACAAATATTATGAAATACTTTTTACAAAACAAGAAACCGCAATTAACATTTGCATTTATTATTTTAATTTATATTATAACACAAATAGCACGAGTATGAAAACAGCAATGCAAGAATTATTTAGCCAATTAGAAATTGAGCATCCTAATTTATTTAATACAAATACTTTAGAAGGTAGAAAATTTATAAACGATTATTATAAGTTTTTTGAAATGGAAAAACAACAGATTATTGATGCTTATCAACAAGGTTTTAATAATGCTTATTCTAGCAATCCATTAAGCAAAGAACAATACTACAACGAAACATTTAAATTAAGATAATGGGAAGAAAAGCAATTGAACCGAGTGAGAAAAAAACACTGATTAGGGTATTTGTAAAGCAAAAAATAAAAGATGGCTTTACACCAGAAGAATTAGAAAAAAAAGTAAATCAATTTATTAAACAATTAGAAAATGAAACTTACAATTAAAAAAATAACACAGGAACAAGTAGAAATTAATTTACCAGCTTACTACAAAACAAGTGTTCATTACTTTAAAATTTATTCAGAAGAAAAATGTATTTGCGTTACTAATATGAATGACCATTACGAAATAGGTCTTAAACACGTTGAATTAGCATTTAATGAATATTCAATAGTTTGCAATAAAGAAGATTTTAAACAAGCATATAATGAAGTTTCACTTAAATTAAAAAACATTTATGAAAGCAACAATTAATTTTAGAGGTTTTGAGTTTGATGTTCAATATGATTACGAACCTGCAGAAAGACAAACTTATGACTATCCTGGATATCCTGAAACATTTGAATTTTGGGAAGTAGAATTAAACGGAATCGATGCAACTTATTTGCTTGAGGATTGTTTTGAAGATTTTGAAGAAGAAGCAATTAAACAATTAAAAGATGATAACAGATAACGAAATATTAAATTTTATAAATAAACCGAGTATACATAGGATTGACTTAGTTAGTCCTATTTTAAAAAAAGTAGTAATAGAAATTTTAACAAATAAAAAAAATGAGCGAATTATATACAATTGACAAAACACCATCAACAGACTTGGAAAAGTTTCAAGCGTTAAGAATTGAAGCGTTAGAAAAAGAACTACAAAAGCATAAAGATTTTTTAATCAAAATGCAAAAAGAATTTGAAGAGCACAGAGCAAACAACATCGAAGTAGCAGAACCACAAATAATTAAATAAGATGAAAATAGATATATCAAAACTAACCACCGATTTAATAACAGAACTTTGCAAAGATGAGAATATTAAGCAAACGTTGATTAATAACGGAGTGGTTACAGAACCTAAAAAAGAAGAAACCTACATTAAAATCCCTTTGTCAATTATTACGTTAACCGATAGTGATAAAAAATTAGGTGCGTTGGTTAGAAGTATAAGCGAAAATTATTAGTTATGGAATTAGTAGATAAAATAACTACAAGTGTAATGAGTACTCAAATAGCATTGAATCAACTCGAGGCTATTAAACACACTGGATACTATCAAAAAGAACTAAAGCAAAAGTTAAATTTAGTTTTACCATTGTTAATTAAAGCGGAGCAAGAACATTATGACAAGTTTTTTGAAAAGGAATCAGATAGCACAGACCACGTTTACCAAGTGTTTGAAAACTTTATAAAACGTGTATCACAAATTCCAATATATGATATGGAAAATATATGTTATATGATTGACGCTTACGATAAAGATGCAAAAAGTATGAATGGAATAACTAATAAAATACTTAAAAATGCTAAAGACTAAAATCATTTATTATTGGCAAAAGAATCCAGATGCAAAATATAGCGAAATAGCTGATTATTTTAACACTAAAATTGACTTTGTAATAGATACGATTGAAGAGTACAAAAAAGAGCCTTATATCATTAGAGAAAGCATTATGAATTATGAGTAAACAAAAAGTAAGATTAAAACCATACGAGGCAATAGCTTTAGGTTTTGAAGTTAAAAAAGACAAAAGCGGTATCGGTAATTTTGGTTATAGACTTTCAGAAAGTCAAATCAAAGAATTGAAAAAAATTAGAGATTTGCACGAAACCAAGTTCACAGAAGTTAAACGAACTATCAATAAAGATGGTGAGGTAATTTCTAAAGTTGAAAAGTTAAACCAAAAGGAGTTAATCGATATTCCAACAAACCACGAAATAGTTAGAGTATCAACAAACGTTTCAAATGGTCAGCAGTGGGTAATTACAAAGCCGATTAGTGAAGTTGATGTAGAGAATGAAATTGACTTCTTAAACATATTTAAAGACGTTATTAAACCGATTGAAGTAAAAGCTAAAAAGGTAAAAAGTAAGGCGTTATTTGACAGAGCGGTTTTGACTGATGTTCACGTAGGTATGAAAGTAACAGATGGTTATTCTTTGTATGATGGTTTATGGAATGAAACCGAACTATTTAAAAGACTTGATATTTTTGTAAATGAAATAGTAAAAAATCAAAAATCTAATACTTTACTACTTCACGAGTTAGGCGATTTTATGGATGGCTATAATGCTATGACTACAAGAGGCGGACACGAATTACCTCAAAATATGGATAATCAAAAAGCATTTGATGTAGGTTTAACTTTTAAAATTACTATGGTTGACTTCCTGGTGCAACATTACGATAAAATACATATTGTAAACATTTGTAATGACAATCACGCTGGTAGTTTTGGCTATATTGTTAATTCTGCTTTTAAGACTTACATTGAGTTAAAATATCCTGATAATATAGTAGTAGTTAATCAACGTAAATTCATTGACCATTACTTTTTTAAAAACAGATGCTTTATTTTAACTCACGGAAAAGACGATAAAAGTTTAAAATTTGGATTTAAACCAAAACTTGATTCGGTACAAATTGAAAAAGTAAAAAACTACATTGATGAATATAAATTGCACAATTACGAAATAGAATTTGGCAAAGGTGATAGTCATCAGTTGTTATTTGATTACACAAGTTCAACTGCATTTGAATATCAAAATTTTGGTGCATTTAGTCCACCGAGTGATTGGGTAAAAACCAACTTCAAAAATACTAAAAGTAGTTTTACAACTATGAACTACTACGAAAATCAAAAAACAATAAATCATTATATTTTTTAATTATGACACCATTACACTATTCAAACGAAAATAATTACGATGTAATAGATTTCGTAAAAGACAATAACCTTAATTTTAACGAAGGAAACGTAGTCAAATATGTTACACGTTGCAGAAAGAAAGGAACGCATTTAAAAGACCTTGAAAAAGCGTTAGATTATATTCAAAGAGAAATTGAATATGTTAGAAAACAGGAACTAAAAGAAATAGAAATATGAAACTACAAGAAAAATTTAGTCTAATTAATTGTAATGATTGTGATATTCCATATTGTGAAATAAAATGCACTATTCTAAAACCAAGTGAGTTAAATCATTTAGAAAAAATAGCAGATGAATTTGCTATTGATTTTGCAGAGTGGTATTTAAGTTTATGGCTCAGAGATGATGATTCATCTTTTGACAACTATTCTCCAAAAGAACTATTAGAAATATATAAAAAAGAAAAAGGATTATGACAAATTTACAAAGGATAAAAAGAATACTTCAATTTAACTACAAGCGCGGAGTTAATAAGGAATCAGTTAACGAGGTTTATCGTAAAATATTAAAATCTAAAAAATAAAATATAATGTGTCCAGATATTTCAATGTGCAATAACGCACTATGTCCATCAAAAGATTATTGTTATAGATTTACGGCTACACCAACACCAAAAAGACAATCTTATACAGGATTTACACTTGAAAGCGATGAAATTAGTTGCAGTTATTTTATGCCGAATGGTAAGTGTAAAATTTGCGGTTTGCAAAATGGAAACCATAAAATTAGTTGTTATAATAATAAAGCGAACAAAGGTTAATAGTAGCTTAACTCCAAACCTGTAACCTTGAGATAATATCAATACCCATTAAGCTCGTCAGTTAGGGAGTTTTAAAACAAAAAATTATGACTAAAGCAGAAAAAACACGCATTTGGTACGCTAAAAATAAAGAACGTAAAAAAGAATACAACAAAGAGTACTACAAAAGAAAATTAATACTAAAAATATTGTTTAAGGAATGCTAATTTAGAATAATTCTTAATAAAATTATATTTATCTTTGAAAAATCAAAAAGGTACTGGTACTACCTTAATAAAAAAATATAACGCCTTTTAAAGAAATCGATAGTACCAGCATCGAAAGTATTTGAAAGGCATTTTTAATTAAAACAATATTATGAAAAAAGCACAAATATTTAACAATCATTTTCAGAATTTTAAAACGTATGCAATTCCGAAAGCGCAATTAATAATTGCAGATATACCTTATAATTTAGGTAACAACGCATACGCATCAAATCCAGCTTGGTACAAAGACGGAGATAACGCAAACGGAGAAAGTGAATTAGCAGGTAAAAGTTTTTTTGATACAGATGAAGATTTTAGACCAGCAGAATTTATGCACTTTTGCTCAACAATGCTAAAGTCAGAAACTAAAAAAACAAAAGTAGATGGAGAAACAAGACAAAAAAGCGATGCACCTTGTATGATAGTTTTTTGTGCATTTGACCAGCAAATGTATTTAATTGAACTTGCGAAAAGATACGGACTTAAAAACTATATTAATTTAGTATTTCGTAAAAACTTTTCAGCACAAGTATTAAAAGCAAATATGAAAGTTGTAGGAAATTGTGAATATGGTTTGATTTTTTATAGAGACAAACTTCCAAAATTCAACAACAAAGGCAAAATGATTTTTAATTGTTTAGATTGGGAGAGAGACGATGCCGATGTTGAAAAATTACACCCAACTCAAAAGCCATTAAAATTATTAAAAAAATTGATTGAAATATTTACAGATGAAGGCGATGTTGTTATAGACCCTTGTAGCGGTTCAGGTTCTACATTAATAGCTGGTCAACAATTAAAAAGAAAATGTTATGGTTTTGAAATTAAAAAGAACTTTCACAAAATGGCTGAAAATTGGATTGAAAATGAATATACAAAATTAAAAGATATTGAGGAGTTTGGATTTGCAAAAACTTTAATTAATAAATCCGAAAGTACTTTATTTTAATTTTTTTTATTATATTTGCATAAATAAAAAGTTCGGTCAGGAACTTTAACGAAATTAATAATGCCTCTTTTAATGCTTAATTCTGACCGATTAAGTTTTTTAAAAGAGGTTTATTTTTTAAATATTATGAGTAAAGATTTATTTCAATTAATGCGTCAACAGGAAATAGAAACGCAAAATTTCTTGCCTAACAAAAAAGAAATTCAATTTAGTAGTAAAAAATTCATTACTGATTTATTAGAAGCTGGCAGAACTATTTTTGAAACCTTACTTGGAATACACAGAAAATCAAATGTAAATCAACAATCATTATTTTAACTCATTCTAAATTAGCGTTACCTATTGCAACAACAAAAGTAATAGCTTAAATTTCAATATTATTAACAAATAAAAACATTATGACATACATCGATTTTTGCAACGAGATAAGCGGTTACACCTTTTGGAAAGGCAACCGACAAATTTACAGATTTGAAATGTACTGGAGCGGTTTAACACCGAAACAATGCTTTCAAAGATTTGAAACGAGAATAATTATTAAAAAAGCAGTAAATGATTAGTTCAATTGAAGAAATGATTGCTATTGTGCAGATTTACATACATCATCGTAAAGGTAAAGAAGTACAAATAGCAATCACAAGCGCAAGAGATATAATGTTGCTTACTAAAGCACATTCAATCGCTTTGAATTGGCTTAATAATAACGGATTTAAACAGATTTAATTAACAACAAATATTATGGAAAACACAAAAACAGATTGGAGAAAGTATCGAAAATCAACACATTTAGCAAGTGCTGATTTAGATTCAATGGAAACAGACAACGTACCTTTAATTTTTACTATTAAAGATGTAAAATACGAGCAAGGAGTTGACGTTTCTGGAACTAAACAAGATGGTATATTTTGCTATTTTGTAGAACCAATTAAACCATTAAAACTAAACTCAACTAATAATAAAATATTAGCTGGATTTGCAAAGAAAAACGGATTAATTGGTAAAGAGTGTCACGTTATAGAAAATTGGAAAGGTATGTTAATTGAGTTGTATGTTGATAGAAATGTAAAAATGATGGGGGCAATTACAGACGGAGTTCGTATCAAACCAATACAACCACAATTAAATAAAGTTTTACCAAACTTTACAGAGGCTAATTTTGAAAGTGCAAAAAAAGCTAATGCAACAATTGAACAAATAAAAAGTAAATATACATTAACGCCTGAAATTGAAAAATTATGGAACAATTACAACGAACAGAAAGCTGGTTAAAAGACAGATACGGAAAATTTACCGCAAGTGAAATAATTAAAATTTTAGGTATTAAAGCACTTGGAGAAACAGGTAAAACATATGCTATTGAAAAAGCTATTCAAGAATTATACGGAGATTTTGAAGAAAATTATATTTCGTATGATATGCAAAACGGAATCGACACTGAGCCTTTAGCGTTTGCAAAGTTTCAAGAACTTAAAGGACTTGAATTTTTAGAAGTTGAAAAATGCGGTTTCTTTACTTATGAGAAACACGCTGGAGCAAGTCCTGATGGATTGGTTTCTGATAATTCAATTTTAGAAATAAAATGTCCGAAGTCAACAACGTTCTTTAAATTAGTTGCAACTAATGAAATAGATTCAAAGTACTATGCGCAAATGCAAATGCAAATGTTATGCACGAATAGAGAAAAGGCATATTTCTTTAATTATTTAATTCACGAGGGAACAGAGTATTACCACGAAATTATAGTTGAACGTGATGAAGAAATGATTGAAAAAATTAAAGAACGATTAAAACAAGCGATTGAAATTAAATTAGAATATATTAACTTAATAAATAAAAATAAACAATGGAAGTAATCGGAGTAATTAAAGTAATTGGAGATGTTCAAGAAGTTTCAGCATCATACAAAAAAAGAGAATTAGTAGTTAGCACCAGCGAACAATACCCTCAAACTATTGCAATTGAATTTGCACAAGACAAAACCTCATTATTAGATTTTTACAATGTTGGTGATGATGTTAAAGTATCTATAAATTTAGGCGGAAGAGAATGGATAAATCCTGCTGGTGAAACTAAATATTTCAATTCTGTTAAAGGTTGGAAAATAGAAAAAAATAATTAACTAAAATTAAATCCGAATTGCTATTGTAGTTCGGATTTTTTTGTTTACTTTTACAAAGTCGTTGCACTACCGACATCGAAAGTATAACGTTGTGAAAGCAATGTAACCGAGAAACCCAATTGATAGTAGTGCATCAGTTGGGTTTTCTCTTTTTAAAATATTATGATAGGAATTTATAAAATTACATCACCAAGTAAAAAAGTTTACATCGGACAAAGTGTAAATATTAAAAGAAGATTTTTAGATTATAAAAAATCTTTAAAAAAACAACAAATAAAACTATTTAACTCTATTAAAAAATATGGTTATGAAAATCATATTTTTGAAATAATAGAAGAATGTCCCACTGAATTGTTAAATGAACGTGAAAGATATTGGCAAGATTTTTTTGATTGTGTTGAAAATGGTTTAAATTGTAGATTAACTAAAACAAATGATAAATCCGGAAAATTATCTAAAGAAACTATTGAAAAATTAAAAAATAAAGATTTTTCATATTTAAAAGGAAATTCATTTAGAAAAGACATTTTACATACCGAAGAAATTAAACAACAAATTAAAAACACATTAATTGAAAATTCAAAAAAAGATAATTATGTAAATGGAATGACCGGTAAATTTGGTGTTTTAAATCCATTTTATGGTAAAAAACATTCGAAGAAAACTTTAGAAAAATTGAGAATTAAACCGAATTCAAAAACCATTTTAAATATAGAAAATGGTATTTTTTATAATTCAATAAAAGAAGCGTCTAATATTTATGCAATTAATTATAGCACTTTAAAAGATAATCTCAATAACAGAAGAGGAATAAAAAACAATACTAATTTAATGATAGTTTAAATTTATGGAAAATCAAAAAGTATTAAAGTTTTTAGAAAACTTTTCCGTTATTACAGTAGGTGAAAATAAAATCCCTAACTTTAGTTGGACAAAACAACAAACTAAAAAATTATCAGTTAAAGAACTTTCTGAAAGACTTGATTATAAAGGTGGTAAAAAATGGACAGATAAAGACGGAATAGTTCGAGAAATTAAAGGAACAAATGGTTTTGGACTTGTAACCGGTTTTGAAGATTTAGAAGTTATCGATATTGATTTAAAAGTTTTTAGTACGGCTAAAGAACAAAAGGAATTTTGGGAGGAGTATATAGGTTATTTATCGGATAACATTTTAGATTTTGAAGATAAATTTGTTATTTATAAAACTAAAAATGCCGGTTATCATATTATTTACAAAACAAAAAGAGTTGAAGGTAATTTAAAAATTGCTAAACTACAAGGGCATAAAGAAGCCGTAATAGAAACGCGAGGGCGATTCGGTTATATTTTTGCATATCCGGATAATAAAGTTTCTAAAAAGTCATATTTTGAAGTAGATTATATTTCCGATGATGACAGAGAAATCTTAATGTCATTCTCTAAAATGTATGATTATATTGATGTAAAACCTATTGAACCAAAAAAGGAAAAACAAGAGTATCAAGAAACTGATATAACTTGCTGGGAGGATTACAACAACAAAACAGATATTTTTGATGTTATAGGAAATGATTTTTCAGTAGTTGGAAACTTAAATAAAAAGTACGTTATAAAAAGACACGGAGCAAGTTCGCCACATTCCGGATATGTTTTTAAAGATAGTGGTTGTATGTATCTTTTTTCAACCGGCACAATTTACCCACACGAAAAATTAATAACTCCTTTTTTAGCTTTTTGCCATCGTTACTATTCCGGAGATATTTCAGCCGGAGCAAGTGAATTGTATAAATTAGGTTTTGGCTCAAGACTAAAAAAAGCTATTACTGAAAAGACTAAAAGCATTGAATTAAACGAGCCATTAATTGAGGAGTATAATTACAATAAAGAGGATTTAAAGTTTCCTATTGATATATTTCCAAAACCGGTGCAATCTTATATTTTAGAATGTAATTCAAAATTAGATAGTAATGTAGATTATATGGGTTGTAGTTTGTTGTGGTTAATATCTGTTTGTATTGGTAATGCTATTGAAATAGAAGTAAAAAGAGGATGGAACGAAAACGCTACTATTTGGATATCTTTAGTAGGTAAAGCCGGAATAGGTAAAACTCCAAGTATAAATAATATTATTTTTCCATTACAAAAGATTAATTCACGTGAAATAAAAGCATACTATAAAGAACTTGAAAAGTTTGAGTTTTACGATGCATTACCGGCTAAAGAGAAAAAAGAATATCCGGAGGTGCAAAAACCGGTTAAAAAACAATTTATAGCTAATGATATTACTTTAGAGGCTTTAATTGATTTGCACCAAGAAAGCGATAATGCGGTTGGAATGTTTAAAGATGAGTTAGCCGGATGGTTAAAAGATATGAATCGTTATCGTGCCGGTTCTGATTTGGAATTTTGGTTAAGTTGTTGGAGTGGTAAATCAGTTTCTTTAAATCGTTTAACTCGAAAAGGTTCGTTTATAGACAAACCATTTATACCGGTTTTAGGAGGTATTCAACCAAGTATATTAAACTCTTTTTATACAGAGGAAAACAAAGATAACGGATTTATGGATAGGATGCTATTGTCTTTTCCGGATTCAAAGATAGAATTGTATAATGAAAATGAATTAGACTATGAAATACTTGAATGGTTTAAAGATAATGTAGTTTGTTTTTATGATACATTAAAAGGAGTTATAAAAAGAAACCAAGACGGAATTATTGAAAGTTTAACCGCTAAATTTTCAGAAGATGCAAAAAAAGAATGGATGCGTATTTTTAATGATATTTCTAATTTTCAAAATGATGACAATGAAAACGAATATTTAAAAAGTATGTACCCTAAACAAAAGAGTTACATTCCACGTTTTGCGTTATTAATACACGTATTTGATGAGTTTTTTAGTGATGGTGGTAATACTTTACTAATATCAAAAGATAGTATTTTAAAGGCTGAAAAATTAAGTAAGTATTTTGTAGCTACTGCAAAGAAAGTTAAAATTAATTCAGTTGAGGTTAATAATATTAAAGCTACTGCTAAAAAAGGAACTAATAATTTTGAGAAGTTAAAATTTATTTATGATGAAAATCCTAATTTTAACAGAAAACAAACTGCAGAACTTTTAGGAATCAGTAGACAACAAATTATTAACTTAATTAAAAAAATAGAGAATAAAGTGTAAAGTAAGTGTAAAGTGTAAAGTCAATAGTTTACACCTATTTTTCAACGTTTATAGTACTTAAGGAGTGTAAAGTGTAAAGTTTACACCAAATCGAAAAAATAAAATATTTATAAATTATTTTTTAAAAAGTAAGTTTAGTGTAAACTTTACACCTAAAACTCCGGTAAGTACTATAAAATATAAGATTTTAGTGTAAAGTAGTGTAAACTTTGTAAGAAAATTCGCTTTACACTTGTTTACACCTAATAAAATAAAACTATGCAACACGATTTACTATTGAAATTATACGATTATCATTGTAATTTATTTATTGATGGTAAAATTAATTATCAACTATTTGAACAGATAGAAAACGAATATTTAAAAAGAAAACACTTATTTATAATTTGCTTAAATTAAAATTATGTATAAATTACACCAGCCTCAAGAAATAGTTAAACAGAAAATAAAAAATAGTCTTATGTCCGGTAAAAAAAAGATTTTAGTTTTTGCACCTACCGGATTTGGTAAAACTATTTTATCTTATGATATTATAAAAAACGCAATTGATAAAAATAATTCTGTTTTATTTACTTCTCATCGAATAGCATTAGCAAAGCAATCAAAAGATAAATTTAAAACTCTTAATCCTCAATATTTACAAGGTAAAGAAAAAAACATAACAACAGATTATAAATTAATAGTGGCGTCAATTCATACACTTATAAAAGTAGAAATAAGAGAGCCTAAAATAATAATTATTGACGAGGTGCATTATGCTTATGAATCAAATTTAATTCAATCATTGTTTGTAAAGTTTCCAAACTCTATTATTATTGGTTTGTCAGCTACTCCGGTAGATGATAAAGGTTATTTATTAGAGGGATTTGACACTATCATTGATGACTATCAAACGACAGATTTAATTGATTTAGGATTTTTAACTCCATTCAAATATTTTACTCCGATATCAATTAATTTTGATAACGTTAAAATAAAAGGTAATGAATACGATAATACAGATTTAGAGAATACAATTAATAAAGTAGATATTAATCAGTCAATAGTAGATAACTATAAACTACTTGGGGAAAATAGAAGTTTTATTTTATTTGCAGTTAATAAAAATCATTGTGACGAACTTTATAAAGTTTTTACAAATAACGATATAAAAGTAGGAATTATAACCGCAACAACAAAAGAAAAGGAACGTGATAAACTAATACTTGATTTAAAAAATAATCAAATTAAAGGACTTATTTCAATAGAAATATTAACTGCCGGATTTGATGAGCCTTTAGTTAGTTGTGTTATGTTAGCTATGAAAACAATGCAATGGAAAAAATACATACAATGTGCCGGTAGAGGAATCCGGTTAAATGGTTTAAGTATTGAGGAATCAATTAAGAATGGAAAAAAAGATTGTATCTTATTAGACTTTTGCGGTAATATTGAACAGCACGGATTACCAACAGATAGGCAACAATTAACTTTTAATACTAAAATATCAAAAGTTTTAGATAGAGAATATAATATTGATTTAGATTTAGACAAAAGAAATATTATTACTACTTTTTTAACAGAGGAAAAACAAGTATATCTAAAAAATATTTCATCATTATTGGATTTATACGATGGTAAGGAATATAAATTAGAATCAGAATTACAAGAT